TGTTCCCGCCGACGCTCGAAGCATTGCCCCGCTTGTTGCGGATTTCCGTCCACGGGTTGATGTAGCTGGAGACGTTCTTGTTGACGATGACCTTGAAGGTCCCGCCGCTCGTGTCCTCCTTGAACTGCCCCGCCGGAGGATCGCCGCCGCCGGTGTAGCACGCGTACTGGACGCCCCCCACCCACACCTCAATCTCGCTCGCGCCCGCCGTATAGGCCGAGTACAGATAGTGGGTCAGGACGCCCGTGCTCTGCCACTCCTTCTGGACAATGTAGGTGTTGAGGCAGTCGTCGGGCCTCCAGCAGTTCCAGAAGACCCGGAGCCCGCGCCGCTTCGCGTACTCCTTGCAGTTGTTCTGGAGGGTCCGGCTGACGCCGTAGTCCCAGCCCGCCTCGTCGTAGAAGACCCCGTCAACGTGGGCGGTGTTCGCGAACCAATCGAGGAAGCCCTGAATCTCGGCCTCCGTGTACTCCCGATACTGGGCCGTGAAAGGAGTGCGCCCGATCGGGATGTACATGAAGATTTCGCCATCGGGCCGGTCCTGGTGATAGTAGCCGATGAGGGTGACGACGTTGCTGGCCTCGAAGGCATACTCGGCATCCCAGGCCGTGCTATGCCGGGGATCGTCGTTGGGGACCGGCGCGAAGTTGGAGATCACGATCACGTCGTACAGCGCCAGCCAGGACCTCGCCATCGAGAGGTCCGAGGAGAAGCTGTTGTTGATGACGGACGGGTAGGCGTAATAGATCAGGAGCTTCCGCGTCCCGGAGACCGCCGAGACCTCATCCGAGACGACCTGGAGCCCGAGCTGTTCGAGGACCGTCTTGAGCTGGCTGATGTCATCGAGGAAGAAGGAGGCGTCATGGTCCACGGTCCATTCCCGGTTCTTCTCGCCCGAGACCTTCGCCGTGACGTTGTGAATGTCGCCGTCCAGGATCGTCGTGGTGTTCGCCCGGATGCGGACCTCCGAGAGCTTCGTCCAGCCCGCGTCCACCGTCGGGGCCACCGGGATCGCCGCCGCCGTCCCCTTCTTGACCATGAACTCCGTCGTGATCGTGAACTTGGTCGGCACGGACTGGTAGCTGATCGCCCCGCCCACCGGGTCCTTGAAGGCGCGCTGCTGGACATCGTAGTCCTGGATCAGGTGCCGTATCTGAACCATGTCATAGCGGTCGAGCGTGAGGTGGGCCGCCTCGAAGGGGATCGGGCCGGCAAGGGCCGGATTGGGGATGAAGGTCTCCGTCGAGAGGCAGAAGGCGAGGCCCGCCGTGACATCGACGTTCATGGACGGGACGGAGCGCTGCTGGACGTGGAAGCCCTTGATGATCGGGTCCTTCCCGTCGGGGCCGAGCATCTGCTTCAGGACAATCGCGAGGTTGTCGAAGGCGGAGGAGCCCGTGAAGTTGAAGTCAATCGCTTTCGCGATTTCGTTGTCTGTGAATTGCGTGGTCTTCAAAGTGCCCATACTAGCTCCTTCATGCGTCCCTCACCAGAATCTCGACGACTCCCTTCACCCCGGCGGGCTTGATGATTTCAAGGAGCCCCTGATAGAAGGCGAGGGTCCCGATGCCCCCGAAGCCCGAGATATAACATTGCCCCAGGTAGGACGCGAAGTCATAGTTGAGGCCCACGATCGGGTCCGTCGTCCCCGGCCAGGCGTTCATGAAGTTGGTGTCGTTCCCGACGTTGATGACCTCCACCTTCAGGGTAGGATAGATCGGCTTGGCCCCGAATTCTACCAAGTCCACCCAGAAGTTGTAGGCGGAACCCGAGCCGCCGACATTGGATATCTTCATCGTCAGCACCCGCGAGTCCGCGAGGAGGACGAGGGCCTGCCGGATTTCGTACTTCTGCGCCGCCGTCTTCGGGACGAGAAGGTGGGCTTCCCCTACCTGCCATGTCCACGTTGCGAAGTTGTAGTAGAAGGAGTCCCCCGAGCGCTGGATGGTCAGCTTGGCGATGTTCGGCCCCGTGACCGCCCCGTCGTCGTTGATCCAGAAGTCCAGCATGTAGCCCCCGGCGGAGGCTGAGGACTGGAAGACCTGGGAGAGCGAGCAATCGTCCGCCGCTGCTCCCGCCGCCGCGTGGAACTTCATGCAGTAGCTGAGATCGAACTGCGAATGATCGTTCACGCGGGTGACGGTCGAGCCGCTTCCCGCCACGATGGTCCACAGCGGGTTCCCGCCCTCGAAGGAGCCATCCGTGATGTGCGTGTTGGTGATGTAGTTCTCGACGACATAGAAGAGATCGCGGGTGAAGAAGTAGCTGAACACGTCCGCGATCATCCACTTGGTGATCCACGTCGTATTCAGCCGCCGGACGACGAGGGCATTGAAGCGGTTCCGAAGGCTCGCGTCCGATTCCCCGGTGGTCCTGCGGATGCCGGTGAAGAAGAAGACCACCCTGTCCAGGTAGTCCCCCCAGAAGTCGTTGATGAGCTTCGTCCGGGTCAGGTACTCGCAGAAGCCCATCGCGTATTCGAGCTCATTGGCGACGGCCCCGCAGGCAAAGTCGGAGCTGTGGAGGATCGGAGAGGCCGGGGTGAAGGGAGTCTTCCCGAAGATCGCCTTGTACAGGGGATCGGTCCTGCTGAAGGGGGCAGGCATGTAGCTGTTGAGCTTTTCGATGATCGTCATCGCCCGCCTCCTTTACGCATAGGTCACGGTGATCGTCCCGACTCGGGCGATCTGGGCCAGCCCGATCGAGACGTTGGCGAGCGGGTTGGTGAGGGTCATGTCGTAGACCCCGGCCACGTCCATCGTCGAGTCGATTATCTCGTTGATGATCACGTCCTGGTGCAGCTTGAGGCCGTTGATGTAGGCCGCCACCGCCGTCTGGACGTTGGAAGTGATCGTCGTCCGGTCCACGGAGCCGTCGTCCACGATCGTGACAGCCACGTTGACGGTGACCTTCGTAGGCGCGATGACCTCGACGTTGATGCCGGCAGCCTTGTAGCCAGGGTGCGCCCCGGTCCCGTCCCCGACGATTTCGAGGAGGACATCGGAGATCAGCTGGGTGGGCGCGTTGCCCGCGCCGTCGTCTATGTAGACGGTCACGTTGTAGTAGTTGCCGGGGAGCGGAGGGAAGTGCTCCACGGAGGAGGCCGAGCGGACCCCGTTGACGGAGAGCGCCGCCGTCTCCAATCCGTAGGCGCTCGCCTTCCCGAGGCCGAGGACGTAGGCGTGGAAGCGGTTGAGGAAGGTGTTGTCGTCCTCCGCGTCGAGCCCCGCCGTTGTCGTCGTCCCGTTGTTCACGGTATCGACTCCGATGAGAGGGGTGGTCAGGACGGTGATCGTGTTCGCCGCGACGTTGTAGGTGGCCCCGACTTCCTGGGCCTCGATCGGGACATCACCCGAGGTCAGCTGGTTGGCGAGGATCGTCCCCACCGCTGTCGTCACGAAGATGAGGCCCGAGGCCGTGGACACCAGGGTGCCCATCGGGATCGTGACCGGGTCCGCCGTCGCGACGTTGCGCGCGAAGGCCACCGTCCCCGTCGATTTCAGGCCGGTGAGGCGCGCGAAGCCGAAGGCGTAGAAGGGGAGGTCAGGGAGGTACTTGATGAAGCCGATCTTCGTGCGAAGGTACAGCTGCTCTATCTCCTGGGAGATCGCCTCGCAGATGCTCGTGGAGACCGCGCCCTCGTTGAAGTCGGTGATCTTGTCCTGATTCGCGATGATCCAGGTCTCCATGTCGGAGAGTATCGCGCGGTAGCTTTTCGATGCAAAGGTGTCCATTATAGCGCCCCCTCATAGGCGATCGTCTCGGCGATCGTTTTGGCGTTGAAGGCGATGAAGAGCACGCCGCCTTGGCCGCGAATTCGTATGTTGACGATTCCCGCAATCCTCGGGTCCTGGACGAGAGTGTCCACGATGCTCGTCAGGATGTAGCTGATCGGCGCGCTGTTGTTCTGGGCCGAGCCGATGTCCGCCCGGAGGCCGTAGGTGGTGAGCTGGAGCCGGGTCCCGAGCTGTTCCGAGAGCCGGAGGTTGATGGCCTGGACGAGGTTGGCCGCGCCGAAGACCGTGGCGAAGTCCCCGGACTCGGAGACGACGAGAGCCCCGGAGTCCATGTTGAGGACCATATCGACCCCGAAGGCCGACTGGACGTTGGTGCCGTAGAGCTTGTTGTCCCGGTTGCGGATGGACTGGACAAGGATCGGGATGATGAGGAGCGTCCCCGCGACGATTTCGTCATCGGATATCCCGTTGTAGAGGGCCAGCAGCTCTGCCTTCGAGGGATCGCCGTACTGGGCCATGGCGATCTGGGCCAACGTGGTCCCCTCCGGGACCGCTATCACCTTGGTGCCCTGGATCGTCAGCGGCTTGTCCGCGCCGAGGGTGACCACCGTATCCGTCTTGGAGTCCGCGCTCTTCCCGAAGGCCACGATCTTCGCCGCGATCCTCTGGGTCTCGTCCGCGAGGAGGGCGATCTGGTTGTAGTCGTCCCCGAGGGTGGCAGAGAGTGTCGCGTTGAACTCCACGGTGTCCTTGAGGCCGTTCATGACCGCGACAGTCGCCTCCATCGCCGCCTTCGCAGCGGCTCCGGGGAATTTCGCGATGTTGAACAGGCGACGGTAGATGCCGAAGGACGTGGTCACGAGGTTCCCCGAGGCCGCGATGTACTCCGTCATCTGGTCCGTGAGGTCGGAGACCAGCTTGTTCACGTTGTCGAACTCGTTGAGCTTGTTCTGTCCCCAGGCGTAGGCGTTGCGGACAGCGTTGAGTCCCCGCTGGAGGCTCTTCACCGCGTCGAGCATAGCCGACTTGAACTTGTCCCACGAGGTAGGGTCCTTGCCCATTTCCTTCACGATGTTGCCCACCGTGTCCGAGGCGGGCTCCGCTGCTATGATCGGCTCCGAGACGGAGGCGGCCTTGACCTGCCGGTTGACCCCGAGGGGGGCGATCGCCAGCAGCTCGATCGAGTAGGTGTACCACAGTGGGCGATCCTTCGAGCGCCCGATCTTGAAGTCATCCAGGGAGACGATCCAGCTCTCGATCGAGGACCCGAGGGAGGACTGGGGATCGTTGATGGAGTTGTCCCAGTCGTCCTGCGCGAGGACGCTGAGATCATAGTATCTGATTTCGTAGTTCTCCAGGGCCTTCGCTTCGAGCCCCACCTTGTAGCGCGCGATCTTGTCGCGGAGCGCGTAGATGGCCTGCTTCCCGGAGTAGGTCTGGGGAGAGCCCTTGCCAGGGATGTAGGTGGCCCGCAGCTCCGAGTTGCCGGTGGTCCCCGAGATCGTGATCTTGGCCACGTCCATTCCGTAGTCGTCCTCGAACACGCCGCCGAAGGTCTTCGTGCGGGTGATGCGCTGGCTCTGGATGACCTCGATGGAGTCCGGGGGGATTGTGAGGGTGAAGGCGTCTACTATCTCGCCGGGGTTCTGCTTGTTGATGATCTCAAACAGGACCGATTTCTGGTAGATGTTCGGGTATGCCATACTACAGCCCCTTCGCCTTTACTTGCCCGGCGTCGGTGATTTCAAAGCGACAGCTACAAGGGAGTGGGGTGAACGGGGTGACGTTCAGTACGAAGCCCCCCGCGCACATTCCCGAGTCGCCCTTCCGACACGGCGGCATGTGCTCTCCGGGGCACTTCGTAGCCGTCGCTGCTATACTACCCCCTCCTGAGCCAAACGTATATCCAGGAAGGGAACATCCGCTCATGGTCCAGGCCAGCGTCTGGAGGAGGAGCTTGTGCCCTC